GGAACTGCATCCTTTGCTTCAGCATCAATAGTCTGACCAACATCAAAGTAATCTTGATATATAGCATCATTACCATCTTCTCTATCCACCAATCCCAATTCACCATCAATTTCATTTGCTGCTAAATCACCAAATAAATCTTGAGTTTCTTGTGAAGCGTATGCAGGTTAAGATATAACACGAAGTATCGTTGGTGTCCATCCTGGTGTGTATCCTTCAGTACTCCAAGCAACGTCTGTTACTTCTACCCATTTATCAATTTTACGCATTTCAGCTGAATATTGAGCTTCACTGGGTATTTCAATAATATCTCCGATGATTAACGGGCGTCCTAATATCGCAACGCAACTACTGAAAGCTACTTGCATGTACAACGATAGAGATGGAATTTCAATGCCAAATCTCGTTAATTCGGATGTGATGTCTAATAAGTCGTACGTTCCTTTTAATGGTAACGCTTCAGTATTGTAATCACGATCTCGATTTTCCAATAAAACCTTATCCTGAACATTCTCAACGTAGGTAGCTTCATAATTGTGATATAGCTGCAAAGCTTGAACAGCCCACACATCAGGAGTTAACATTCCACTAAAATCAAGTGGACGTATTCTCCAATACCTAGATGGAACAGAAGCTTTAAACAATATAGTATTTAAACAATCATCATCTGGCAAAGTTACGATTGATACACCGTACCATTTCATACCATCATCAGACCGTTCAACGCGAGCACGCGTTACACGTCGGGTTGATAGGTTGGATTGTTTTATAGCTATTGCAGTTATGTGTCTGTATATGCTGGTATCAACTCCATAAGCATTACGTGACTCATCATTAGTTTTTATTGAACCAAAATCATATCCCAAGTATGCAGATGCAAGTACACCTTCACCCCGTTGTATGTATCTCCATTCTGTGATATACTTATCATATGCTTGTGATGCAGGGAAGTTTGGTAAATCACCATTAGTTAATGGTTCTCCCAATCCAGTACAATCGATCAATTTACCTTGTTCATGAACACCCAACAGTTTATATACGTTAAACGTAGCTCCACCAATATTAAGATTTTCATTTACAACACCTTCGATAAAAGCTGTGTCTCTATTCTTATCTAATTGAAAAGGAGCACATGGTTTAACAACACTCGATGTTGCAAAATCATACCCTTTACCACTCCGATGAGGTACACATGGGCCTCCATTTTCATCAACTTCATTAAAATTTGGTCCGTATGTACCAACACACTCTTTCAATCCGTTACAATCTTCTGCCATAATTAACCACCAAAAATGAAGGAACTGTTCATACCAACACCTTCCATATCTTGAACAATAAAATCATCCAATTGTGTTATTAGATCTTGACGATATATTTCAGCAGTAGCCATTAGATCTGCAGCATCCAATGATACTCCACCTCCTGCTCCTGGTAATGATCCATACTTACCACGTATACGTGCTAACATGGTCATGCTTTCAGCCAAAGCATATCGTTCAATCCAAGTTTTTGCATAACGATCTGTCATCAAATCTTGCTCGGTTCTTTCAATTGAACAATCCAACAATACCCGTTCTGGTGATGTAAATGATTGATAAAAACCAAGTTGTCTTGTTGTTTCATTCCAATTGTATACTAATCTGGTAGCAAACAAATCTTGCATTTGTTCAACATATTGTGATACTAAATGAAAACTCGTTAAATCGTACGTTCCCATATTGTATAAATGTTGCAATACCACTTGTCCATATACACCACCACCATGAGCAGTAGATAAGAATGCAGATGTAAATCTATATGCAGATGAAATGGTTACAATTTTATTATAACCAATTTGTTTGTTAGTCAGTACATAATTTTGTTGTTGTGGTTGAATATCTAAGAAATAAAATCCTCTACGATATGCCATGGAGCTTCTTTTTCTAAAAGATTCTATAGCACCTTGAATTGCCGTATCTAATTGATATGGTGTTAATTCCACCTCAACCACTGGATAACCCAATTGAGCTCTAATACTAAATGCTAATTCGCGACGCTCGTCTGGTGTTCCATCATCTCCAACACCCAACGTTTCATATGATAATTTACCTGATACACCATCCGCTCCAACTATTGGATTAGCCATGCGTACAGTATCTTTAAGTTGATCCCACAATGATTCAGCATATGTTAACTGCCGAACTGGATATGCTCTAGTTAAACCACCAGAACCAAGGTAACCACAGGTTGTACCTGGTGAGGCTCCATCCACTCTAAAATCCGCAAATCCAGAAGCTGTACAAGCTGGTGAATTCATAATAGGAATCATAACAAACGTATCACTTCCTTTTTGTGTCGATATTATTGTTATTCCACAGTTCCAAAACTCAGCATTCGCCAACAATGGAGCTGGAACATAAGTTGAACCTTTCCACTCCAACAAAGTGTTCGTTGAGCTGTTAAACCATAAGCTGCCTTGTTTTGGTATTAGTGGTGACGTAGAGTATGTAACATTAATCCACAACAACCCATTGCGTATTTGCAATGCATTTGTTGTGGTATCAAACCAATAGGTTCCACTAGGTATTAACGTAGGATCACCTTCAACATCAAATGGATTTATAGTATTCCACCCAACGTTTGGTGTATCCCAAATATTCCATTCATTTGTTACAGGATTAAACCAACCATTCTCAATTACTTGAGTTCGTGGATCCGTTGGTGACACTATAAATTCTAGAGTTGTAACCCAAGCACCACCATCCCAAATATTAGTTACATTGTTTGATGGATTGTACCACACATGGCCAATTTCAATATTTGATGGGAATATAGGATCCACACTAGATACTGTAAACTCTGATACAACTACCCAAGCAACTGCTATAGTGTCCCACAATAGCAATTTATCATCAGTAGATCTCCACCAAGCATCACACGATTCAATTTGATCTGGTTGAGTATTCCAAACAATAACAGGAACAACAGTCCACAATCCAGTATTGCCATCATATAATTGCAATTCTTCAGAAGCTTTACTATACCACAAAACCCCAGTAACTTTATTAATGGGTTCATCTGTTTGAATGTATACGTTTGAATCGTTGGTAATATCATCCCAAACAGCACCATTCAATATATTCAATGTATCATCTGTGATATTAAACCAATACGTACCATTCGACAATTGATTTGGTGCTTCGGGCCAATATAATGCTGTTCTAGCATCCCATTTTAATAAATTAACATTCCACTCATTTAATTGATTTTCTGTTTCATCATACCACCAAGCACCACACGGAGGAATATTACAATCTTCGGGGTCTGTGTTTTGGATAGTTGTTGGGAAATCACACCAAATAGTACCATTCCATTTACGTCCGATAGTATTATCAATCCAATATGAATTACAAGTAGGATTGATTGGATCATAAATTGATTCAACAAATGGAATAACATTCCAGCCGGTTGGAGTAGGAAGATCCCACCTGGATAATATTTTAGTTATTGGGTCATACCAATAATCACCTGTTGCAATTATGCTGGGATCTGTTGGTTCAACCAATGTGGGTATTTGAACGTGTGTTACCCCATCAAATTGGAATAACGTTTGATCTGAACTATTCCAATATAACTGGCCAGTATTTGGAGCGACGGGGGATTGAGGGGGATTATCAACAAGTGCAATTTCGGTGTTAATAGCTAACACTAAATCTTCGTACGTACCTGCATTAACACCATCAATATCCATTTCAACGACTTTATAATCGGTTCCTTTTGGATATGTGTTATCAATTACTAAATCGAATCTGTACTCTACGTTAGCTAATAATCCAGTTCCATCAGTTGGTAAAATACAATCACCAGCACTAGTTTTAATTTCAGCGGATTGTACTGATGGAAAGTGCTCGCCTTCGGTATTACCGTAATGATCTGAATAAGCTCTTGTGCCGTCTGCGTGATATCTATTTTGACAATCAAGTGCATAACCACCAACATAATATCCAATTTCAGGATCTAAATCGGTAATAACAATTGATGTTGTTAGTGGTAAGCCTGCGCCTTTTTTGTCACATTCATAGAAAGCGCCAACAACGAGGGCATCGTTGATTGTATCGCCTGCATGGGTATCTGAGTTAGCTGTATTGTCAGCTGTATATCTTTCACCATCTTGTGGGATATGATCAGCAGTTAGGGGTTTTGTGTGTAGCAATATAAGCATACCACTATACACCCCATCATTATCACATCCAAGTGCTGGTGTTGGGATGTTCCATTCTACAGTTGCGCTATCAGCTGAGGGAACGCCTTGTTTCATAGACAAGGTTATTGTTTCGCCTTCAGTTTTTAACTGGAATGCTACATCTGAAAATGAGTCGAAAATGCCCATAAATACTCCTATATTACATAATATGGTATAATGAGAGTATTTATGGTGGGAGTTGAAGTTGTAGCGTTATGTAACACTACAATTTTAATTGGAAAGTTTATTCGGTATTACGAATTAACCATTTTTGAATTTTTTGATCTGTCCATCGTGGTGTTAGTTCTTCTACAGGGTCTATATCTTTTACACCTTCAAACATAACATTTATAGCTGTCGGATTATCAACATCTTCATATAACCAATCAACTGTTATAATTTGATTGGGTTTTAAATTTACTGATTGTCTTTCGTCTTTTGATTCCCCAATAACAAAATTGCAATACCGTGTGACGGTATATGAGTTCGATTGTTTTGGGGTTTTTTTAACAGCTTCTCGCAAGGCTTCCTTCGATGCTAAGTACTGCTTAAATGACAATTTTTCCATGTGTTATAAGTCCTAAAATTCCATTATATTATTATTATTTATCAATAGTACCCACAACAACCCAAAATGATTTTTTCCCAATTTTGAAATGAGTTAACTCAGGTCGAGTGATTGTGCGCCACAACAGTCTTGAATCTGAATCTATTATTTTTTTACTAACATCTCGTTGTTTGGCAATTTTTTTAATTTCGCTAGTAGATTTGAATAATCCAAGTTTAACTAATATTGATGGGAGAAACATATTTAGTTGTTTAGCATCTTCCATTGTCATGTATACATTAGATTCATAATCTAACACACCCAAATCCATTGGTATTAATCCTTCCACCAATTCCCCAATTACAATATTATCGATCATTATGCTACCAATGGTTCATCGGGTTCATCTGGTAATGGGAATGTAGCATTCAAGTAACTTTGCAATGATATCTGCATAGATTTTATAATTTTGTCGTCATCATAATTGACAGGCATGAATATTTCACATCCACTTGGTGTTTTAGCTCTGACATA